AGGTCATATGATTATCCTTTCGTCGGGTACTTCGACCCTAGGCAAGCCGTCAGGCTATTGCAAGGATTTCGCTTGTTTCCATGCCAAAACCTTTGCTGGTATGACATCGGCGTTGTAACAATTAACGTGCCATGGCTCTGAATCAAGTTCCCATGAGAATCCGTAGTCGAGTGCGGTCTCTGCCATGAACGCCAAACGGTCACCAGATGCTTCGCTCACGTCAATCGAGATGCCCCAGTTGTGATGACTTGAGCCGGGCTGTGCGATCGGCGCTTTGCCTGCTTTGAGATACCAATTTTGGCCTTTATAGACTTTTGGTTTTACGCCGGCAATTGGTGCGGTTGTCATGCGATCATTCCAAGCAATGGTTTGGGTTGCTAGTGATCGGTAACAGTCGTTTGCGCTGGTTGGCTTGAATGAACTGATGCCTGCAGCGAATGCCGCGTCGCGCCATGCCATCCAACAATCTGCGACGGCGTACAAAAGTTTGCCGTTTGGTTTTACTTCAACCAACATGTTGTTTGGCAGTTCGCCTGCCTGACAATGCGCGACGATGCGCGGCAAGATGACTTTCTTTTTATGTGGGACGGTCATTCGGCGGTGACTGGTTTGCCGTCGGATGCTTTCGAGCCAACAAATGATGCGATGTTCGGGTCACCAATCTTTGTTGAACCCCATGCGAGCACCGCGCTGACAAGTGGCATTGCTAGTGCTACGAGAGCTGCGTCAACGTTGTATTTCATTGCCAGATAGGTGATGATTCCCAGTACACCGCCTTTAGCGGTTTGGTCCATTGCTTGTTGTTTCATTTCTGTTTCCCTTCAATGGCTAAGCCAATAGCGTAGATCGCAAGCGCGACCGAGGTGATGATTATGCCTGCGCGACGGGTAGCCCCGGACAATGTCCAAAGGGTGATGGCTGTCGCTGCCAGCGTAAATGAGAGTGCTTTAAGTTCGCTTCCTGTTTTCATTATTTCCACTTCCGAGGGATAGCCCTTGTATTGATATTAGGGCAGTTGCAGCGACAAGAATGCGTCTTTGTTTGACTGTGACCGTTTGGCCTGTTGGGACATAGTTGTCAAACTTGCCGTTGAACACATTGATTTGAGCCTCAAATGCCTCACGGATTTCTACCGGTGCATCTTGTACCGCCTCGACTATCGCAGCTGCCTGATCGTCTGACAGCGTGTCTTCATTGATTGCATGAAACGCCTCCACGGCTTGGCTGGCGGTGATCTGCTGGATGGCCTCAACTGATGCCACAAGGGCTACCGCTTGAGCCTGAACGAGGGATGGCCCTATCACCAAAACCTCGGTCGTCGTGGTTGTACTTTGTTCTGGTGCTGTTGTTGACGTGCTTGTTGTGTTCACCACCGTTGTGGTTGACGGTTTGGCTGGTTCAGTCGTGGTTGAAGGAACGACGGTCGTAAATGTTGTCGTCGTTGGTGGGACTGTTGAAGTGGTGCTGGTACTTGTTGTGGTTGTCGGCTCTGGCGCTGGTGGCGTTGTTGACGTTGTTGTTGAAGTTGTTGTTGTGGTTGGCGGCAGGGTTGTTGTTGGGGGGATTGTTGTTGTCGCTGGCATTGTGGTCGTTGTCGAGGATGATGAAGTCGTTTGAGGGAGAGTCGTAGATGTTGTCGTTGAAGTTGTTGTTGTGGATTCTGTGGTTGTTGTCGGTGTCAACGTGCTTGTTGTTGTTGTGGGCAAATACTTTGCCTGATCCTCGAACGACCAGGGGACGAAACCGGGTTGCCAACTCCAAATGTATTCAGGCCCGGGATTGCCATCCTTCCACCACAAGCAATCAGCCCAAGTAAGAGTGCGGTGCGATTGGTAATGCTCAATTGGCTGGTACATATGCCAAAAGTTTTCCTCACCCTGATAGCACGTCCATTCTTGAAATTGTGATTCAGCGTGCGCTGGTGAAGCAAAACCCAGCATCAAGGCTGGTATCGGGATAAGCCTGCGTAACAGGCGTGCTTTCATTCTGGTCGTGAAGGAAATTTGACCTTGTTTGGGTCAACGTTTTGTGTTGGTAAATCGCGCAATGCTTGACGATATGTAGCCCATGCTGCAGCGTCAGCTGGACTGTCAGATATTTGTGTCCAATCGCATTGTGCTAATTCAATGGCACGCCATAAACGGATTTGTTCCCATTTTTGTTCATTGGTTGCGTCAGGAAAAAATGGGCTGAATTGAAATGGATACATTATGCTGCCTCGTAACAAAATGAAATGGAAACGTAATCGTTGGTACTCCACGTAAATGGAATAGTTGCGGTGAAGTTGGCCGAGTTTGTTAGATATGTTCCTGCGCTGTTCATAGTCACAAGTGCTAATGATGTTGTTGATTGTGTTGCGGCTGCATAATAAAACGCCACGCCACTATCTAAACAATAAACTTGACTAGATATTTCGCCTACGACAGTTGCACCAGTAACTGGAAGGCTAAACGACGGCGATGTTCCCATCGCACTAGTCGATCCAAGCGTAAATTTGATTTGCCCAAAAATAAACTTATTGATTCGAACATATTTTGCGGTCAAAGTACCGTTGCCCAAGGTCATATTGGTCATCGTTGGGGTATATGAAATACCGCTTTCGCCAATGGCGTTCAACTGTGCTGCTGTCAGGACGTTGCCTGCTACAAAAGGAAATGGGTTTGCCATAGTGGTTCTACCTTACCCCAGCAACGATGTTCCGTCTAGCAATCCGTACGTGGCAGAATCCAGCACAAATTGGGCAATAACCGGGTATGGGGTGGTGTAGATCTTCGTTGTAGCGCCATGGTTGAAATTGATGTAATGCTCAACGCCTTCAACAATGCACACTTGGGCAAACTGAATGCTCGAGGACGCGCCAGTCTGAATTGTTTTTTGGATGTTGACGGTGTCGCCAATTTCCATTTTGGACATAGTGGTTTGTTGAGCTGCGGTCAGCATTAGGTAATCCGTTGAAAGTTCCGTATATCTGGCGGTCGGGGTTGGGTACAACAAGTATGACGCAAGTGTCGCAGCTGCGGTGTCGTCGCTTAATAAACAATTGTCAACGGTCAATGCCTGAACAAAATACTGGTTTTGGCTGGTCAGGTTTTCTGCGACGTTGTGGGTGGTGTTTCCTTGAATGGTAACGGTACAACGGTTAATTACCCGGTCGGCCTCAAATGAAACACCAAGTTCGTTGTAAGGAATGTTTGTGCCATCATCATGGAAATCTGCGCTTGCAGTCGTGAATTGGTTTGCATAGACACGGCTCAAAAAAGTGAGGACACCAGATCGGCTCATATAGGTGCGACCCTGTTCGGCAAATGTAATTGCGTTGGTGTATTGCATGAAATTTGTGCCATTGCTGATCTTGAAGTTTCCACCGCCGCCAAGGGTTTGTGTGCCGGTAGCGATGCTTCGAGCGGATGCGCCAGTTGGATAGTTAATTGATGGGTATGACAGAACGGTGTCTAAACGTGTACTTGATAGTTCCGCAGATGGTGTGGTGTCTGGTATCTGTGCCTGACTAAGCAAATAAAAATCGTCCGCGCAATACACGCTGATCGTATTAAGATCGCCCGGCTTACCAAAATCGTAGGCAAAGTTGACAATGATTCCGATAAATACATAATCCCAATCTGTGCCGTTATATCGGCTCAATCGGACATACCGCATCGGTGCAAGACCAGGTTGACCATTGGGTGCGTAATACGGTGACGAAGTGTTAAATGGATTCCAATCACCGTTGGGGTCATACATTGTCCATGACATTGTCCCTGATGCAAACTGGTCACCTACGTCGCGTCTGCCGCGCTTGATATTTAAGTCGGTTACATTGGATGTTACGTCTGCGTAAGCGCCTGATCCATCCAGCACATACGTGGTGTTATCCAAGATTCCTGCGTATGTATTGTCAAGGATGAACGAAGTTGACCGTTGAACCTCAAGCAACCATGTCCCAGAATCAATAACTGCTGCAGACATCAGAGGTAACTTGAGGTTGCAATGGACGCTGGGCCGGCAGCACGGTTGAATGCTCGAAGCGCGTTAACAACGGCTTGACCAATTTCTGCTGATGTTGAGAAACCGCCGTTGACGTTAACTGTTATTCCACCACCGCCCATGTTGCCTAATTTGCTTAATGGGATTACTGCTTCTGGGCCGTTGCCTTCTCCGATCATTGCCAATGTTGGTCCAGTCACAATTCCACCTTCAGCAAAACGTGGTATTCCATTGCGACCTGCAGTTGGTGTTGTCGATACTGCTGCACCACCGATCGACGGCAAATCAACGTGGCTAATCGTGTCCACGTTTTTAAGGATTGGTATTGAGTTGTATGCGCGGATGATGGCGTTGACTGCCATGATTGCGCCGTTGACCATGTTCTCAAATGCGCCGAGAATGCCATTGATGATTGCGTCAACTCCTGATTTGAACCATGAGAATTTGTTATATGCAACACCAAGAGCAACGACGAGCACGGCAATTCCTGCAGCGATCAGGCTGAATGGGTTGAGTGCCATAGCAATGTTTGTGGCAACGATTGCAGCTGCAACTAATCCAATGGCGGCAGCAATGGCTAAGAACACTTTGGGGTTTTCTTGTGCCCATGCAGCAAAACGGTTGAGGATTGGCAATACGGCTTGCACGACAGGAAGCAATGCCATGCCAATGGATTCGCTTGTTTCGGACAAAGAATTTTTAAGGATTTTCATTTGTCCTGCAGCTGTGCCGGCAGCCTTGGCAGTTGCCCCACCGAATGTTCCACCCAGAACGTCCATGACTTCGTTGAGGGATGCGCCTTCTTTAATCATTGAGGCCATTTCTGGGGACAGTCCGCGCAATGCCTTGAAGTTGCCCTGATAGGCCTTTGCGAGCGCGTCTGCGACGCTGGCAGAGTCCATCCCTGTTGCGGTAGCAATGTCCATGACAAGGTTCATGTCTTTCATGGCGATGTTCACGTCTTTAGTTCCGCGCACAAGATTCTCAAGCGCTTTTCTATAATCGCTGTCAGCCACGCCAGAGGCTTTGCTCATGGCAGAAATCTGTTTTTCTATCTGGGCGGTCTGTGCAGCGCCAGC